ATAAAGCCTTCCATTCGTGGAGGGCTTTTCTGTACCCAGAATCAAGGTGATGAACTATGAAGAAAGCTTGTCCATATTGCGGAAGAATTCATGACAAGAATGTTGAATGCGAATATAAGCCTAAGTATTCCGGAAGGAAAGAGGCAGCAAAGAAAGAGGATAATTTCAGGTGGTCATATGACTGGAAAATGAAGCGAGAACATATTTTGAAGCGTGATAAGTATTTGTGTCAGGCTTGCTTACATAGCTTGCCTGGAACAGAACGCAGGCTCAACAATCAAGAACTATCAGTACATCACATTCAGCCGCTGTCAACCAATTACGAAAAGCGATTATCGGATGAAAACCTGATAACTTTGTGCAGATTTCATCACAAAAAAGCTGAAAAAGGAGAGATTCCGGCTCAGCTTTTATCAAAAATTTTGTTAAAATATGCCCCCCAGGGGTAATTTTTTTATAATATGAGAGCCGATGTCCAACGACGCCCCCCTCGGAAGAAAAAATATTCCCTAAATGAAAGGAGGAATTAAGGCATGGGCAGACCTGCAATGTCAGCGAAAACAACGTCAAAGCATCTTTCTAAGTCAGAAATGGATGCCAAAAACGGAGTTGAAGAGATGCTTAAAGGCAGGAGTGATAAACTAAAGCCGCCGAAGTATCTGACTACTCAGCAGAAGAAGATTTTTAAGTTTATCGTGAAGGAACTTGAAGCGTCCGGCACACTCGGAAATCTTGATATTTACATCCTGACAGAATGCTGTATCGCTCTTGATCGTATGCAAGGTATAGAGAGCAGTATAAACAAAGAACCGTGTAACATACTCAATGACAAGCTTTTACAGGCTAAAGACAAATACACAAAATCATTCTTCCGGTGCTGCAACGAGCTGTGTCTTAGTCCTCAGGCAAGGGCAAAAATGGGAAATCTCAACTTGAAGACAAAGGAAGAAAATCCGCTTATAAAGATTTTGACAGAAGATGAATGACATAGTAAAAGATAGCAGGGCGTATCAATATGCTTTATGGTGCAGAGAGCCGGAGAATCACTATGTAGGACGCTATGTAAAGCAACAAGCTAAGATATGGCTCGATATAGCGGACGGAAAAAGTGAAGAAGCATATGTCTGCGAAAAGCATTGGAAAAAGATAACGAAACTTCTGAAGCTTATCGTTCATCCTGATCTTGGGCATTCGATGTATGAGGGACTTGAAGACTATGCAATGCTATTCATATACGCACTGTTCTGCACCAAGCGTAGAAGCGACAAACTACGATACTATGAGACAGGTCTTTTAGAGATCGCCAGAAAGAACTTCAAGACGTTCACTTCGGCGGTCATTTTTATTATCGGACTTTTGACAGAGCCGATGTTCAGCAGATTCTTCAGTGTAGCTCCGGACTTAAAGCTGTCAAGTGAGCTTCAGGTTGCTATCAAGAAGATCATCAAGTCAAGTCCATTCCTTGCGGACGAGAAAATATTCAAGCTCCTGCGGAAAGAGGTCCGATGCAAGCTCACTGAGTCAGAGTATACACCGCTCGCATACTCAGAGGACAGAATGGACGGAAAGCAAGCGAATATGTTTCTTGCTGACGAAGTCGGAGCAATGGACAGCTACCCGATAGAAGCCATGAGATCTTCACAGATCATACTTCGTGAGAAGCTCGGTATTATCATATCAACTCAGTATCCGAATGACAACAACGCAATGCTTGAAGAGATCGACATTGCAAAAAAGGTACTTGACGGACTGAGAACAGGAAAGGTTTTCGCACTCTTATACGAGCCGGACGATGAATACAAAGTCGGAGATGCCTGGCAAACGTCAGATACTGCACTCATTCAGGCTAATCCGGTAGCATATGTTCATGAGTATGTAATGAAAACTCTGCTTGAAAAGCGTCAATTGGCGATCGATTACGAGAACAAGCGTGAGAATTTCCTTTGCAAGCACATGAATATCCGCTATAAAGGACTTGGTGTCGAGGGCTTCGTAGATATAACCAAAGTAAGGCTGTGTAAAGTCTATGCAGACGTTTCATTCTGGCGAGGGCGAACGGTCTATGTAGGGCTTGATCTATCGCAGACTGATGATAATACATCAGTTGCAATGGCGACATATGATGCGGATCAGGATATGATATACGTCAAAGTATGGGGATTCATACCTGCTGACAAGATCGAAGAAAAGTCTAAGCGTGAGGGAGTCGATTATAAGAAGCTCATTGCCGCAGGCGAGTGTTTTGCCTGCGGTGATGAAGTTATTGACTATGGATTTGTTGAGAGATTCATACAGTCTATTCCGGAAGAGTATGGTGTGCAGATGTACCAGCTTGGATTTGACCGATACAACGCTATATCTACAGTTCAGAAGCTTGAAAGCGGCGATGAACCGATAGAGTGCGTAGAGATAAAGCAGCATTCAAGCGTACTTCATCGCCCGACTAAGCTGCTCAGGGAGCGTATTCTTAGCCGTAAGTTCGCATATGACCACAATCATATGCTTGAAATCAATTTCCAGAACGCACGATGTACAAGGGATACGAACCTGAACCAGTATGTCAACAAAAAGAAGTCTGCCGGAAAGGTCGACATGGTAGTATCGATAATCAATGCTCTTTTCTTACTGCAAGTAAACGAGATTGATAATGCCGCCGAGAACTTCGGCTGTCAGGTCATATGAAAGGAGTGGTCGAAATAGGACTTTTCAGAAGAAAAAAGAAACAGGAAATAAGAGCGGACACCGCTCTGAACGGGGAACAGACAATATTGACGTTTTTTGGTATTACCGGAGAGCTTACGAGAGAAGCGGCAATGAGTATTCCTACAGTCTCAGCGTGTGTAAACAAGATCGGAGAAACAATTTCACGGCTTCCGGTCAAGCTTTACAAAAAAGATGCGGAGCAGGTCACGGAAATATACAACGATCCTCGCTTGAAGCTGCTTAACGGAGACACCGGCGATACTCTTTCAACTGTCGATATGTGGAAAGCGGCTGTTGAAGACTATTATCTTGGACGTGGAGCGTGGATATATATTAACTCCGACGGACTCAGGGTAAGAAGTCTGAACTATGTAGATAGCCGGTGCATCAGTTTCCTATACAATCAGGACCCGATATTCAAGGCTTTCAAAGTGCAGATAAACGCACAGAACTATTATGATTTTCAGTTCATCAAGCTTCTGAGGAAGACAAGAGACGGCTATACCAATATCACCTTGCAGGAAGAAGCAGCGGCGATACTTTCAGCTGCCTATAACGCTCTCAAACTTGAAAAGATGATGAATTCAAGCGGCGGATGTCGTCCAGGCTTTTTGAAGTCGAAGAACAAGCTCAGTGATGATGCTATAGCAAAAATCAAAGAAGGCTATAAAAAAGTCTATGACAATGAGCAAAAGCGAGATCAGATAGTCGTTCTTAACGAGGGCATTGACTTTGAAGCTATATCGTCAACGGCGGCAGAGCTACAGATGAACGAGAACAAGAAGACCAATAGCATAGAAATATGCAAGCTGTTCGGGTGCCCTCATACAGTCATTGACGGCGGTGCTTCTGATGATGATAACAAGAAGTATATAGCTGCGGTCATAGCTGTTCTTAATCAGATCGAGACGGAGCTTGACAACGTTCTGCTGCTCGAAACTGAAAAGGAGCAGGGCTATTATTGGGCTTTCGATACAAAGGAACTGACAAGAGGTAGTCTTAAAGAGCGTTACGACGCTTACGAAATAGCCGTCCGGAATAATATCCTTCAAGTGGATGAAATACGCCGTGAAGAGGACTATGAACCGCTTGGCTTCAACTTCATTAAGCTCGGTTTGCAGGATGTTCTCCTCAATCCTGAGACAATGGATGTGTTCACACCGAACACCGGACAAACAAAGAATCTGCTTACCGGCGAGGAAAGAGCACTTACAGAGCTGAGATATAGTGACAATCAGCCGAGAGACGCAAAAGGACGCTGGGCAGCAACAGGCGGCGGTCGTATAGCTTCAATGACAAAGCTTTACAGTAATGGCGGTGCAAAGCCTAAGAAATCAGACTTGACAAAATCCGAAAACAGTGTTAAACTTGATATGAACGGAAAAACTTTTAAATATCCGGAAGTTTATATTGAGGATAAATCAGAGTATCGTGATGTAATGGAAAATATTGCTGATAGATACAAAAAGTATTATGAAGGAAAACAGTTCTGTGAATTGGAATTTGTGAACAAGACATATTATTTTGAAAACCACGGATTCGGTGATTACAATATCTATAGCATAGAGGTGGACTAATATGAAGGATAATGAAAAGTTAAAATCTCTTCTTGAAAGTGTTAGCGATTCGTATGAAGATTTTGTAATTGGTAGTTTAAGGTGTGCTAAAAAGCACAAGGGAGCTACTTCAAAATTAATAAAGTTCATCGAAAGCAATCCAACCGCAACTACTTCGGATATAATTCAATATAAAACCGAAGAAATACTTGGCATAAAACCGCTTGCATAAGCGGTTTTCTTATACCCATTTGAAGGAGTTGATAAAATGAAAATCGAAGTCAGAGCCGACGGACTGCATATCAGTGGATATGTAAATGTCACTGGTAAGCTTTCCCGACCGGTTATAACACCGAGAGGTAAAGTCCTTGAAACTATTGAGGAAAGAGCTTTCGGCGAAGCTATCAAAAAGAGCGGCAACGTCACAGTCCAGCTCGATCATGATGCAGGTCACGCATACGCTCAGACCTCAGACAATTCACTGTCTCTGAGGGAGGACGCTATCGGACTTCATGCGGACGTGCTTATCACAGACAAGACCGTCATTGAAATGGCTCGAAAGGGCAAGATAAGAGGCTGGTCGTTCGGAATGTACAATGTACAGGACGAAATGGAGAGCAGAGGCGATGATGAACTGCCAATAAGACACGTCAAAAGCTTCCTGCTTGACCATGTATCGCTTATAAAGGACAAAGTCCCATGCTATGCTGCTACATCAGTAGAGTGCCGTGCAGACGGTGATATTGATATGGAGCAGAGGGCACTTGATGTTGAGCCGGAGCTGATAATTGATAATAAGCCGGACTACAGCGAATACGAAAACAGGCTGAAAATGCTTGGATAATTCCGAAAGTGCAGTCAACTGCACATAAATATGTTAAAAAGCACCGATAAGGTGCTATTTTTATACCCAGATAATGAAATGGAGGAAAAATAATGAAACATCTTATTGAAAGAAGAGCAGGTCTTGCAGTATTACTCAATTCCATGCTCGAAGCAGCCAAGACCGAAAACAGAGCCTTCACTGAGGAAGAGTCAAAGAAATTTGACGAAACAGAAGCCGAGATCAAGCAGCTCGATGCTACGATC